TGGAGCTTGGGGTGACGTTCCATTTAAATATAACAATACTTTTTAGGAGGTGAAATAATATGTGGGCTTATATAAAGGATAACAAGATACAGGAACTTATAAGGTTTCCTAAAGCAATGGTAATAGATGGTGTAAAGCATCCAAGACAAATCTTTACTTCATGGACTGCTGCTGAAAAAAAAGCTATAGGAATACTACCAGTAACTCCCGGTACTAAACTAGATGATAGGTATTACATATCTAATAACGAAACCTATGCAATAGCAAGCGATGGTAACTCTGTAGTTGGTACAATCACAAAAGCAAAAAACAAATCTCTTACAGACACTAACGAAGTTAATGAAGATGGATCTAAACTGCTAGATGAAAAAGGCAATCAAGTTGTAACTCCGGGGCTGCGAACTATAGCCAAACAAAAAGCAGATAGAACAGCACATAGTATGTTAAGTAGATTTAGTTGGTTAGTAGAAAGAAAGATTACAGCAGATGTTGAAATACCCTCGGAGGTAACAACCTTTATGGCTAGTGTTAGAACTGCACACAAATCAATATGCGATGCAATAGATGCTTGCAATTCTATGACTAAGTTTATAGCAATACATACTGATGAATATAACGAAGATGGATCATTAAAGACGATTGCTAAAGTAAACGATTGGCCTGATGACTACGATATTAAGAGCTACTACAGATGACAGTTGAGCCGATATTTATATGGAGTGGATTGTTGTCAGTAATTATAGGGATGCTCTCTTATATGTTTACTACTCTCGTGAAAAAAGTACAAGAGTTACAACAGCGATTAGTAGATACGAGAGAAACTTACGCAACCAAAGTAGAGATGAAGGATATGAAACAAGACTTTCATCAAGACATAAAGCAAATTCTAGATCAGCTAAAAACATTAAACGAAAAGATCGATAATCTTAAAATACAACATTAAAAAGGGGGTACTAAACTACCTCGAGAATCATCCTGAGCCATTTAAAAGGCTCGTAATTTTACACATTATAGGCATAAAATGATAGATCCAGTATCAGCGTTAGGAATAGCTACTGCTGCTTTCAATACAATAAAAAAAGGCTTTGAAGTTGGTAGAGATCTAGACTCTATGTATGGGGATATGGGTAAATGGATGGGTGCTGTTTCCGATATTAACCAAGCAGAGAAGCAAGCTAAAAACCCACCTATCTTTAAAAAGATATTCATAGGAGCAAGTGTTGAAGAAGAAGCATTGAATGCTTTTGCTGCAAAGAAAAAAGCACAAGCTATGGAAGCGGAGCTAAGGCAATTTATTAATTTTACCTATGGTGTAAATGCGTGGAATGAATTGTTGCAGATGCAAGCAAAGATAAGAAAAGATAGACAGGAGATGATTTATAAGCAGCAAGAAAAAAGAAGAAAGCTTATGGAGTATTCTTTTATTGCAGTCTTTGGTCTTGTTTCTATTTATTTATTTTATTTGTTTGTTGCTTACTTATTAACTATCAAGTCAGCAAAATCACATGACTGCACTATCTATCATCCTGATCTAGCAACACACTATTATTTTTTATGCGTTAATGAGGGGCCGGGAATAGCTGAAAATAAAAGAGATCAAGATAAAAAACATATAGAAGATACAACCATAATTGTAGAGGAGGAATAATGTTACAAGCATTACTAGGGCCAATAGGAAATATTGCCACAACATTTTTAAAGAACAGAGCAGAGAAAGCAAAAGCAAAACAAAAACTTGCAGTTGCAAAAATAGAAGCTGCAACAAAGAAAGTACAGAGTGATGCGAACTGGGAAGAGAAAGCTATGGATGCTTCTGCTACTAGTTGGAAAGATGAACTATGGACTTTGCTCTTTTGCGGAATAATAATTGCGTGTTTCATACCTGCCTGCCAACCATATTTATCTGATGGCTTTAAATTTTTAAGAGAGGATTGCCCTGATTGGCTATCTTGGGGTATACTAGCAAGTATAGGTGCTAGTTTTGGATTAAAGTCCATAGGCCAATTTAAAAAGTAAAGGAGCAATCATGAACCAAGAACTGTTAGAAGTAATTAAAAGAGAAGAGGGTACGAAAAAAAAAGATGGCAAACATATTCCTTACAAATGTAGTGAAGGTAAACTTACAATCGGTTACGGATTACTAATAGATCCAGACGTTCCCGGAGGTGGCTTGTCTGATGTGCAAGCAGAGATGTTGTTAAAAACAACTGTTGATACAATGCTTGTAGAATTATATAACAGAATACCTTGGTATAAAAACCAACCAGAACCAATCAAGATAGCATTAGCAAACATGGCGTATCAGCTAGGAGTTCCTAAGCTGTTACAGTTTACAAAGACACTTGATCATATTGAGCATGGAAGATATGGGATGGCAGCAGCAGAGTGTCTTAATTCTAAGTGGTATCAGCAAACTCCCAACAGAGCAAAAAGAGTTTCTGATGTTTTTCAAAACTATAATGAAGGAGAATAAATATGCCCGGACATTACGGATCTAAAAAAGCAGGAATGAAAAAAACTAAAAAGCCTATGATGAAAAAAGCAGGCATGAAGAAGATGAAGAAAACTAAAATGAAAAAGAAAGGATAGTCTTATGCCATTTAGTAAATACAGTCCTAAACAAAAAAAGTTAGCAAGAGTTGCTAGTCCTAGAAATAAAATTACAGGTGCAGACTTTGCAAAACTAAGAAAAAAGAAAGGAATGAAAAATGGCAGTAAGAAAACCCGCAAAGCGTAAGTTTGCTAAAGTACCAAAGACTAAAGGTGGCGTTCCAAAGAAATATGTAGCAGGTGCAAAAAACCCTAAAGCAAGAGAAAGAGAGATCAAAAGGACTGCAAGATTATATAGGCTTGGCAAACTTACTCCTGCGATGATGGATAGAATAAGCAAACAAAGGAGTAAAGGATAATGTCAAAATATGGAAGCATACCCGGTTCAGGAAGGTTCTCTAAATCTACACTTGATAAAGTATACAAGCGAGGATTAGGTGCATACTATAGTTCAGGATCAAGACCAAAAACTTCTGCTCACGCTTGGGCTATGGGGCGTGTAAAATCTTTTGTTTCTGGTAAAGGTGGTGCAAGAAAAGCAGATAAAGATTTAATTAGGAAATCCTGATGCCTGATAAACAACCACCCAAAACTAAAAAGTATTTTCGATCTACCAAGTCTGGTGCAGGTATGACCAAAGCAGGTGTAGCTAGATACAGAAGAGAGAACCCCGGATCTAAACTACAAACTGCTGTTACAGGTAAAGTAAAGCCCGGAAGTAAAGCTGCTAAAAGAAGAAAGTCTTTTTGTGCAAGAAGTGCAGGACAAATGAAGAAGTTTCCGAAGGCAGCAAAGAACCCTAACTCACGTTTAAGACAAGCAAGGAGAAGATGGAAATGTTAAAAAGATTATGGAATAAAATAAAAAATATCTTTAGCAAGAAAACTAAAAGAGGTAGACCTAAGAAACAATAGATTGACAGATACTGTCATTAGTATATACTACTAGTATTGATGGAGGTCGATATGAAAACAATACTAGGTAGAACAGCTACCGATAAATGGTTAGCGTATCAAACTAAAAGATTTGATAGGCATGAATTTTTAAAACAAGAATTACACTACAAGATAAATGCAGCAAACAAGTTTCTTGCACTTAAAGTTGATGGCAAGAAGATAGCTGATTGGAATATAACAAAGCTTGTAAGTGATACAAGAACACCGGCTACGATTGCTGCACAGATTATAGATCAGATCATGGCCTATGACTTGTCTTACAAAACTATGATAGGCTACTACAATACTTTTCGTAGTATCTTTAGTTTCTTTTTAGATAGCGGTTACACACATTCTTTTGCTTTGGGTATGGTCAAGTTTCCTAAGAGACAGCATACAAGCTTTGATGTAGAGAACAAAGCAATCAAGATTAGCAAGGATAGAATAAAAACTATTTTATCTAAGACTGATGCAGAGTATAAACTTGCTGTAAAGTTTGCAGCATACACAGGGCTGCGACAAGGTGAACAAAGAGAACTGCGTTGGAAGGATGTAAGCTTTGATGACAAAACTATATCTGTTACAAGATGCGCACAGTTGTTTGATACAGTTGGTTTTACAAAAACTAAGAATGGTCAAAGACAAGTACCTCTTAGCGAATCACTTGCAAAAGATTTAAAAGTATATCGTTTGTCGCAAGGAGTACCAGACAAAGAAGCTCTAGTATTTCACAATAATGGCAAGCGTATCTTTGGACAGAAGCTTAGGGATGTACTAAAGAAAGCTTGTAAGAAAGCAGGTGTAGAAGTAATACGATGGCATGACCTTAGACACTTCTTTGCTTCTATCTTACTGCAAACTTACGGAGATGACTTACACAAAGTAACAAGTTTTATGGGTCATGGGTCTATAGAGATGACTAGAAAAGTGTATGGTCATTGGCTAGATGATAGCAAAAGGAATGCAGAGGATGCAGCAAAACTAGATGCTGCACTTACTCTGTAAAATCATTTTTAGCATACTCAAAATCTTTATAATGGTTGTTGATAGCCTTGTCCAAAAACATTTGGGCAAGGTTTAAGAGTTGCTCTTTTGTAACAGGTTTACGATGCAGTCTATTTCCAACTAACACACTTATCTCTGTCTCTGTTGCCCAAATAATTATTTTTTTATTCTTCAAGGGAATATGTGGCATCCTCTTTCTTTTCCTCTTTGGGTGTATTTACAAACAAGTTAAACACAGCGACTTTAACTTTGTTATATCCTTCACCAGTTTTTCTAGATAACTGTATATTGATGTTAGCATTTTTAGGATCAGCAAAATACTCTACAAGTTTTTGCCTTAGATCCTCGTCAGTAACATTCAGCCATGCTGCTGCTTCTATCTTTTGTTCTGTTGTTATATCTTCATATATCTTTATTTTTGAGTTTCCAAATTCAGGTCTCATATCTCTAGCTCCTTATTTTTTTTGTTAATTAAATCCATTAGTATGCCACACTTTTTAGCATCCTCTTTTTTATACTCTATAAATAAATCTTTATTTTTAGCAAAGTATTTTTTAAGTTCTGCTTTGTATTCAAACTTTACGATAGTTCTCATCTGTATCTCAAACCACGCAGACCAGTTATGCTTAGGATGAAAGTCATCTATAGGATCATGGTCTCTAGATACAGGTTCTTTTTCTACTATCTTAGAGTTAGGAAAGGTAT